CCATCGGCCTTCCTGAACTGCCACATAGGCGATGGCGTGGTCTGCGGCTTGGTGCCACGCGTCGGAAGGCAGCGGGTCGAGATCGCATTGTCCTGGCACGTAGGTGGCGTAGACGGCGGCTTGCAAACGCTTGGGCACCTGCCGCCAATGGGCGGGGCACATCAGGTACTCGGGTGGGCACGGGCGGGGGCAGCCGATGGCGTGGCAGGTGTGTGCCATCGGCCGCTCATACGATCCTGATGTCGCCGTTCATCTGGCGCCCAGTGATCCGCAGCCGATTCACCGCTGCCCCATGGCGCAGATACGGCACAAGTTTCTGCCCATCCGAGCTTCCGAGCAGCATCGTGGACATCGAGGCCACCGTGCGACTCGCAGCCTCCGCGCTACGACGCTCCAGACCCGTACGCACGTCCGGGGTTCCAGCCTGGTAGTAGATGGCGTGATCCCACGACGGCTCGCCGCTATCGCCGTGAATGTGCCGGGTGGGTACGAAATCCGTGTCGCGAAGCCGCGTGTGCGTGTAGGCCAGCGGGTGATACGCTCCGGAGTCCCGCAACACGGCCACAACGAATGCGCAGTGCGGGTAATGGATCGCGAGTGTACGCGCCGTGGAGGGCGTCACGGTAAACACCCCGGCATCAAGGCGCGAGATGTCGTTGACCGTGGGTACCGCGCTCACGTCGTAGCTGCCGACCTTCTGCACCCGAAGCGTGGAGCGCGTGACACCCTTATAGCTGAGGCTGCGCGGCTGCGGTGGTGTGAACAACTCTGCGAGCGGTTCGAAGAAGGCGGGCGCACCGGAGATGTCGAGGAGCTGGATGTCGTCGGCGTCTGCGTACACCGGGAGGATCATGGCGTTTGCCGTGCCTCGTAGTTCAACCGACATCGCGTAGACCACACACTGCCGTGTAGGTGTGCGCCCTACAAAAATAGAGGTTCCCGTAACGGACTTGACGGGTTTGGCGAAGATGCACATGCTATACCTCCTTCTCGATGAGGGCCTGGAGCAGCGCAATGCTTCGCACGCGCCACATGTCGTACGCCCTTTTGTGCACGGTCAACTCAACGGGGCACGGCTTGCCGTCGCGGATACACATCAACGCGCAGTCCACCTTCCCCTCCGCAGCGGAGAACACCGCGAATATGCCGCTGGCGTCGACCAAGACGGGAGCAGCGCCCTTCACGCGTAGCACGTCGACAATCGCCCGCACAACGTCGTGAGATAGGTCGACGAACGTCACGCTTCTCCCGACTCGGCGGATTCCCGCTGCACGTCCATGTCGTAGCCGTCGTAGTCGCCGTTGCCGATCCAGTACAGGCTGTGGCTGAGGCCGTTGCGCCCCTGCACCTCCAACATCGTGTACGGATCGTCCTCGCCATTGTCGCTGTCGTGTTGCTCGACGACTTCGGCCTCGGTCATGCCGTGGATGCGCCCAGCACGGATGTCGCGGAGCATGGCCAACTTACTGGCGTCCCGGCCTCCGCGGGTATCCCACCGCTGCGTCAGTCGCACCGTAAGTACCTGTTCGGTGACATCCACGTAGTGGATGCGCGGGCCGTCGGGCAGGATGACGCCCGGAGGCACGTGCTCCTCCTCGGGGCGCTCGCACAGGAAAGGCAGCTGGATACGCAGGGTGTCGGGAGGCATCGTTTATCCAGGACCGTTGTTCAAGCCAAAACTCGGATTCATCTCGCGTTTGGGCAGTACCCGCGCATCTGCGTTCTGCATGGCGTCCCACATACGGGGCATGCCGACGTTGCCCGCTTCAAGCCACGCCAGGTAGGCGGGCAGCTCGGTGGCGGTGAGGTCGTTCCAATAACCCCACTCGCCATCGACCATGGGCACGCCGTCGTCACGCGTGAACGCAATCTCTCGCCCAACAATGACGAACACTTGAGTCGTGCCGTCCATCCGCACGCGCACACGCACACGACATAGGTTCGAGTCCGGAAGTACGCTCTGCAACAGCGCTTCAACCGCCGCCGCGTGGCGAAGCAATGGATGCAATTCTTGTAGCGAGAGCGGTTGCACCCCAGCCATCTATGCTATTGCCCGGCTTTCGTCAAGGGCGTACCCGACCTATACCGTGTCAGCTTCGGGTAAGGCGCCCGCGGGTTGAACTGGCGCGCCGTCAGGTCAACGATCCAACCCTCCAAGCGCACCACGCAATGGTTCTCGGTGGGCCAGTAGCAGCGCGCGTCGTAGCCCCGGGCGTGCATCCACGTGGCAAGCTCGGATGAAACGTCGTGGCAAAGGCCAAGCCCGCCGGTGTCGTCAACAACATCGTCAAGCGCGCCATTCAGCAGCACTGGCACCGCCTGGGCCACGAGCGCCGAGAGAGTACGACGGGTCACCCGTCGCCCGGCGCGTAGGTGCACTCTCCGTCGCAACACAGGTCTGCATCGTCGTCAACGCGCACGACGACATCGCACCAGTTGCCGCAGCTCGGACACTCCGGATGCCCGCACTTCGTGCACACCTTGCGCACCCGCGTGAGTTTCCGACCCTCAAACATGCCATGCGTGGCGCACTCGTAGGTGTCGAGCTTCTGTATGAGGCTCGCGTCAGAAATGCGGGTGCCGAGCCCTTGGCAAGCGGGGCACCGCGCGCCGGCATCTACCATCTCGGCCAGCGCTTCCTCTGCGGTATGCCCAAGGAACACGTGGTCCGGCGCGTGGGCCGCCCATCTCCGCCCTCGGGACGTGGCGTCCGAGCACAGCATCATCAGCGTTCGGATCTCGCCGGGCGTATGCTCGCAAACCTCGATGTCGTGGCCCCACTGCCCACGTGCAAGCCGAGCCAACGCGTTGTACGTTGCTTCTTGCATTACTGCCTCGCTCGCCAGAAGTTCATGGCCCACCGATTGGCCCCGGGCTCGGCCGCGTGGCGCTTTTTGCAGTCAAAGCGGATCACGGCACCTGGCTGCAATGTCAACACGTGCGTAGGGGTTCCAGTCTCGTCATCGAAGTAGCGAAACACACACGTCCCGCTGAGGTTCCACCCCACCGCTTCCGAAGCGGCGTATCCCGCGTCGCGATGTGCGGCGATGCCTTGCCCGCCTCCGCTCCATGTGACCAGCGCGTAGTCGAACCGAAAGTGCAAGAGCGCCTGCAAACCATCCCATAGGTCATCCTCGACATCCACGCCGGGCTGCGAGCGGAAAGCCCGATGCAGCGCCGGCTCAATGCCCAGCCAAGCGCGCAGCCGGCCAGGAGCATAGTTGGACACGTCTGGGCGTAGGTGGGGCCGTACGTGTGACTCCAGCCACTGGAGCGTCGCCGTCGGGTCGACCGCCGGCTCCTGGCGGATCACGGTTCGTCCTTCTGTATCAACTGAGGCCGCGGGCCACTGTCGGCGAGCAGGCGCCCCGTCAGCGCCCCAAGCGCGTCTTGCACCACCGACTCCAGCGCGGCGTTGCCCTTTGCCGCCTCGATGAGCTTGACGACCATCTCGGCCTTCTGCAGCCCGAGGCGTTCGTACTCGATGTCCGCGGCCACGCGTGCACGCTCGGCCTCCAGGCTCAACCGTGCCTCTTCCATCCTGCGCGCATGGGCGATGGATGCAAGCTCCTCGCTCTGCCTCGCCAGCACGACCGCGTGATCTTGCTCGCGGTTCGCACGTTCCTGCTGCGCGCGCCGCAGCGCCGCCAACTCTTGGGCTGCACGGAACTGCTCATCCTGCGTGGGGGGCACGTCGAAAGGTGCGTAGGGGTCTTTTAGCCCCTGCGCGATGCGTTCGAGCTTGGCGATAATTGCAAGCTCCGCCATCGGTACCTCAGCCATCTGCACTCCCGGTAGGCCATAGCCCGACTTTCGGCTGTGCGCCACCACGCGGTGTCAACCTTCGGAAACACGTGCCATGGCCATCAGCGCGTACTCCGGGTTCAGGTCGATGTAGACAGCATCGCGGCCCGCCCGCTTGGCCGCCAGCGCAGTCGTGCCAGCGCCGCCAAACGGATCAAGCACAACACACGGAACGGCTGAGGAGGCACAGCTACAAGCCGCGACAAAGTCGGATGTGCCGATACGCACGGTGGCCAGCACGTTGCCCCCGCGCCCCGACGGATCGCGCTCACGCTGGCCCCCGTCATGCCTCTCGGGGTAGCCGCCTACCGCGGCCCCCGTGCCCTCCACGGCTTCTCGGCGCTGAATCACGCGGGCCCAAGGCTTGCCGCAACTGCCACAGCAGCCAGCTTCGCTGGTGCTTGCTCGGATGCAGATGTCGGGTACGTCGAGAGGGAAGGTGGCAAAGTGCGCTCCCTTGAAGCGCCCAGGGGGCAACGTCCACACCGACCTGCGGTTCCGCGTTTCCCCGTTCCCTACCGCACGCATGGGGCCGTTCGTCTTGCCCGGTACGCGGTTCGAACCCGCCTGGTGCGCGGTGCCTCCCGACAGGCGAGCCTTTGTTGATTCGGTGACGGGTTCAGCCACTGCGTGCGCGTCGTAGTAGTAACTGGCGCTCTTGCTCAGGAGGAAGATGTATTCGTGCGACTTCGTGCAACGATCACGTACGCTCTCTGGCATACACGAGCTTTTGCCCAGATCACATCTTGGCGCAGATACCACCCATCGGCCCTAAGCGCAAACGCCACGGCCCACGGAATGCCAATGATGTCTTTGGCTTTGATCCCGCAGCCTGCGCCGTTGCCCGGGGCCCACGAATCACCGAGGTTCAGCCACAAAGCGCCGTCGTCCCGCAGCACCCGCCGGGCTTCGCGAAACACCGCGACAAGTTCGGCCACGTACTCGTCGACCGTCTGCTCCTGCCCCGTCTGGCCATCCACACCGTAGTCGCGGATGCCGTAGTACGGTGGGGAGGTGACCACGCAATGCACGCTCTGATCTGGCAACTCAGCCAACTTGACCCGAGCGTCGCCAACGAGTACCCGCAGCATGACTACGCCTCCTTCCAGTTGCTCAAGCACTTCGTCCCGTCAACCCGTCGAACGGGGCCGACCTTTGCTTCCGCGGTGATGGCGACCTCCCAGCCCGGGAGCGTGCCGCTGGGGATCGTCATACACTCCTCCCACAACTGTCGGCGTCGCTCGGTCTGCGCGTCGCACACAACCACTACCTTGCCCCCGCGGTCCTCCTCCCATGCCGCCCCCAGCATTTCGCCGTTGGCCGCATCGTGGGTCTGCGACACCAGCCCGGTACCCGCACCCTCGAAGTTCTCCGGGAAGGCCGTGCGGAGGTTACATTCGATCAAAGAGAACAGCGGCGCCTCCTCTGCGAGAATGTCGTAGTTGACCACCGCTTGCAGCTTGCCGTTGTCCAAGCCTCCGCTCCGGCGCCCGAACACTGCCTCCTCGATCCAGCCCCCGTTCGCCGTGAAGGTGTTCATCACCTTGTTCCACGCGCGCTCCCACTCGGGTTCGTTGCGCATCCAGATGTTGTAGAGCTTGGTGACCTCGCGCACGGTCATATGCGCAAAGGGCATGTCGCCCGTGTCCTTGTTCTCCACCTTGACCACGGAACGCCAGATACCCTCGGCGATGTCCGCATAGGCGCCCTGGTAGCGGATCACCTTAGCCATGCTCCGCATCTTGTCGGCGTCGCTGTCCTTCTTCGGCTTGTCCTTCTGGAGCAAGGAAAAGCCGTTAGGCCCCCAGCCGCTGGCATGCTTGAACTTGGAACCAAAGAAGTCGTACGCGAGCGCGCAATGCGGGTCAACCCCGTTCTTGAAGCCTTCCAGCAGCCGCCCCACGCGCCAACGATTCGCGATGATGCGAAGGTGAAACTGATCTACGTCTCCGCCGATCATAATGCGGCCCGGATACCGTGAGTCGCTGATGTCGTAAATCGGCTGTGCAGCGTACTGGTCGCGGAACCGCACGGGCACGTTCTGGAGGTTGACGCCCGAGCTGTTGAGCCGCGCCACCGATGTGATGATCGAAGACGTGAAGTTGTGCATGCGCCCGTCGTCCCACACGAGGCCGTATTCGGGGTCCGTGCGCTGCATCCGCAATGGCACGCAGAACGTAGCCTTGGCCTTCCGGGCACGGTTGTAGCGCCGAATCGCGTCCACGAACGCCTTACGGTCCCCGCCCACGGTGCCGTCCGTCAAGATGCCACGCATCACCTCGTCGTCGACACTTGCCTCCCCGGTCTCCTCGGAGAACTTGGTGGGAATCAGACCCCACTCCTTGAAGAATATCTGCGCGATCTGTAGCCGGCTCCCGGGATTGAACATTTCGATCTTGCTGACATCGCCCGTCTTTGCGCTCGCCGTAACCTTGCCGGTCACGCCCAGCGCGTGAGCGTACTTGCGCGCGGCAAACTTGTACTTTGCGGCCTCCACATCCAAGCGTGCTTCGTGCTTCTGGCGCTTCACCTGGTCGACGTACAAGCCCGCGCGGTGGAAGTGCCTGCACATCTCCTGGCGATACGCATCTACCCCCGAAAGCGTCCACGGATGGTACGTGGGCCACGACACGGGTTTCAGCGCGGGGGGGAGCGGGCGGAAGTAGCCCTTCTCGGTTGCGATCTTGTAAAGCGGGTCAAGAATCTTGGCATTGACCGCGCAGTCAATAATGCAGTAATAATGTAGTTGCGGGTCGCTGGATGCGTGAAAAGCAATCTTTACACCATCCTTATCTGCCTTCCAGGCAAACACGTCCGTCAGGATGGAACCCAAAGGCCCCAAACCCTTGGGCAAGTCTGGAGCGCGCGCCCGAGCCATCGGAAGCGTGTCCATCTCTGGCCACGGCCGAACGCCCAACCACGCTTCCGTGAGCTGATCGTCGTAGCCAAATGTGTTGTGGCCCACCTTCCACACGTCGCCGCGCGTAAACCACTCACGCAGTATCTGCTTGACCTCCTCCTCTTCGGGTTGGTTGTAGAAGTGCCTATTTCGATCTTCTCTTGATTCAATCGGCACCAACAACGTGTCCACATCAACCGTGCGCACGCCTTTTCCGTCGCAGCACGCGCACGGCAGATGCTGACGATCCGGGCCAGTTGGAACCCACCCGTTGCCCGGCAGGAAGTCCAGCACCCGCAGCCCCGACCCTTGACACTTCTCGCAGCGCTGCGTCCGTGGGGGCTCGACCAGGCGCGCGAAGCCGATGCAGTCCACGCGCGCCGTCAACGGGTCTTTGCCGCTGGCCTCGTAGTCGTACACCACGAAGCGCGCGGGCTGCGCCAGCCACTCGCGCAGACGCGCAGGCGTAGGGTACCACTCGTAGTACGGTTCGAACCATGTGCGCTTGTTCTCGAACCACCGAAACGCCTTGGCCAAGTCCGCCTGAAACACATCTCGCCATTGCATGGCGCGGAGCACGAAGGCTGGGTGCAGCGTCGGCATGCACTTCCGCACCACCGCAGGGTCCGAAGTTGGCAGCTCGATCGGCCCCCCACGAATCGCGAGCACCCCCTGCTGCGTCTTGAACACCGCCTTGGCTGCGGAGCCCCCCAGCGTGATGATGTTGGAAAACCGCTGCAATCCTTTCTGGAGCCGCGGGAGACAGCACTGCGCCGGTGTGGGCCACTGATGCACGGTTTCCGGTGCGGCGCCTTCAATCTTGGCCAGCGCTTTCAACCGGTCATTCTCGCGCTTGATCTCGCGCTCCATGCGCTTGTACGCGCCGCCGGACTCGCCAGGGGGTTGACACGATATCGTGCTGACGATGGCGACGTGCTCGCGGCGCCGCCCAATAGCGTGCAGCGTCGCGTTCCACTCCTGTCCGGACTTGCCCGCGAACGGAAAGCCCAGCTTGACCTCTTCGGTGGATGGGTTCTCTGCAACCGCTACTGCAATATCCTCGGCGTGAAACTCGTCGGGTACCGGGGTCCAGGGCACCGTCTGATCCCGAAGAAACCCGTTGGGGCCAAGCGGGCAGGCATCACAATGGCAGCCCTCGCGCCGAGGATCAAAGCCGTGAGGCGTCGGCTGGGAGACGTGTGTGGTGCTGAACATCAGAACGGCGACTCCGTGTACAACGCTTCACGCACCACCATCAAAATGCGACCCAACTCGTTGCGCTTTTCCGCAGGGGCGCACTGCGCACACGCGCACGCTCCCCAGAAGTTGTCGTGCACCATGTTTCCGTAAAGCAGCTCGGCGGTGCCCGTGTATTTCAACTTGTGGCCTATCTCTGGCGTACGGTGGAACTTGTCGTACACGAGCGCTTGCATGAATGGTACTTGCACCTGTGGCCAGTCGAGGCGCTCCGGAAGGCTCTCGCCCAGCCGTGTGGCGTCCTCGGGCGCGCCTACCAAGAAGGCGCCCCAGGTAGATTGCGGGCCTTTCATCGCTTGGTACGCATGCTCCACGGATGGGAACACCGTGTCGTAGATGCCGACCGGCGTCGGGAACGCGTTGCTCAGGAAGCGGTGATGCCCGCCGAAAAACCGAATAGCGTCCGGCACGAGCGTGAGGGCAGGAGCTTGCACAGCCGGCGCGGCGCCGGGAGGCAGCGCCACCGGCGCCGTAGCCTGGGTCTTTGGGCGGGCGCCCATAAGAATCTCGACGGCTACAGCAGCTGCCGTCTGCGCGTCGGAAAGCGCACGATGCGCAGGCAGGAAAGGCGGAATGCCGCAGCGTTCCGCAGCGTCGCGTAGCTTGAGGCTTTTGACATCGAAGTGCTTCCGCGCGGCCTGCATGATGCACGTGTCCCACGGCGGTAGTTGGAAGCCGGCGCGTGCACAGTGTGTCCGGTCGAATGGCGCGTTGTACGCCGTCGTCTTGATGCCTGGCAGGTTTAGCCGGCGCAACCACGCATGAAGCGCTTCGGCAACTTCAGCGGTGCTCGGTGCGGCTTCAATCACGTCTCGCGTGATGTGGTTGATGGCCAGCCCGGCGTCGGCGCGGTGATCCAACAAGTCCGGGCGCACCATGGACGTGAAAGCCCCCACCGCACGGCCCTCGCTGTTTACGGCCACCGCAGCAATCTCCACGATGCGCGCCCAATCTTCGAGCAGCCCCGTGGTTTCGGTGTCGACAATCAACAGCGGCAGGCGCAAGGAGTATCCTTTGTAAATGATCCACAGAACCCAACCGCCACCTGTCGCCAAGCGAGGGGAGCAGCCATGCGGCCACTCCCCCCGTGGGCGTCAAGAGGTGCGACCCTCCGAAGACCTCCCTACGCCATCGGGGGCGGACCCGCGGGCGCGACAGGCACCGCGGCGGGCGGCGCCGAGAAGGTGGGCGGGGCTGCGAAGCCGGGGGGAGCGGCGAAGGCGGGCGGCGCCGAGAAGCCCGGCGCGGCGGGCGGGCCGCCGACAACCGGCGGGCCCGGGGGCGGGGTGAAGGCCGCCGCCACGTTGTGCGGCGTGGTGTCCGCCGGAGCGACGCCGCGCGAAAGGCCCGCGCGGGAGGGCTTCTCGTTCAGCGAGACCTTCGCCGCGAACACGGCCGGCGTGACCCACTCCACGAAGTCGCCGTAGCTGCCCTGGACGCCCTTCTCACCCGCGCACCAGCCGAAGTGCAGCACGCGCTTGGTGGTCTCGTAGAGGAACCATTCGGCCGTGATGACGCCACCCTCGATCTGCGCATCGGTGTACCCGAGCGAAGCGAGGAGGGAACGGATGGCGGCGATGCGGCCGCGCTGGCGCTTCTTCTCGTCGTCGGTGCCGTTCGCGAGCAGGTTCATGTCCGGGAAGTTGATGAACGTGAACTTCTCGAAGGTCGCGCCCTCGAACTGGACCGTCAGCTGCGCCGAGTCGGTCTTCTTCGTGCTCTCGACCTTGACGATGCGGCCCGTGTAGTAGTTGTCTTCGGGCTCGGAGCCCCCGAACGGGCTGATGCCCACGAATGCCGTTCCTGCGATGCTGAAGTTCATGACAGTTGCCTTTGGTTGGAGGATTGCAGCCACGATCTGTTTCCTGTCGTGGGATCAGGGGCGGTTACCCGCCAATCGAATCAAGACGTAGCGTCACCCGGCGGGGGCGGTGGCGCCGATGCCGGGGCGTTGTTTGCCGCCGCTTGCATGGCGCGGCCGAGGAAGCCCCCGCTGCGCTGTAGCCGAAGGTTCTCGCGGGCGATGCCGTCCTGCACGGCCCACAGTACGTGGCGCTCTCCGGGGGAGTCCACGTCGGCGTAGCCATTCTTGCGGAAGTGCTCGAACACTTCGGTGGCTGCAGCGAGTGGCGTCTTCCCCCCGCGAACCATGTCCGCGGTGTGCGTGGCCCACTGTTCCTGCCACTCCAGCCCGGGGTAGCGGGGCAGCACGAAACGCCCCTGCGACGCCCGCAGGATCTCGCGCAGATTGGCCGGCGTTGCAGCCGAGCAGACGTTGAAGCGGTCGCCGGTGATCCAGTTGGTGTCCGTTGGGTCCACGAAGAGCGACCCCTTCCAGAACGGGTCGAGGAGCGACTTGTCGGACCCCATGCGTGCCACAAGGTCGGCCCACCCCGGGACGGCCTGCACCTGGTTGGCAGATGGCACTTCCGGGGCGCCGCGCCGCTGCTTCTCGCCGTCTGGCTTCGTCTCGTGGGCCGAAAGTCCCGCAGGGATGCCCAGCTCGCGCAGCAGGTTGGCTACCGTGTCCAGGTGGCGGTCCAGTTGCCCGTACTTGTAGAACGCGTCGCGGCCGCGCTTGACCGAGACGGGGGCTTCCGCGTCCCAACGGAGCATGGAGATGTTGCACAGGTGTGAGAAATCGTCCACGTAGATGGAGCCGTAGGGCGCCACGTGTGCAGGGTTCGCGCGCAGGTACTGAAGGAACTCCACCAGCTTGGTCAGGTCGGTTACGTTCTCTTGCACCCAGGCGGGCTTTACCCCACAGGTGTTCAGCGCCACCAAGTCAATGGCGGAACGGACACCGATGCAAATGGCGTTGGGAAAAGCGCGAAGGAAGAGGCTAGTCTTGCCAACCTTCGGGTTTGCGTACACAAGTAGCAACAACCCGGGTAGGGTGATATCGGCCATCTTCCGTCTCGCTCTGGTTCAACCCCTTAGCCCGCGCTCCTTCCGGCGTCAATGCCGGGTTACCATTCCGCGGGGGTTTTCTTTCAGCTTGCGGATCAAGAGTTGCGTCTGGTTGCCGAGGTCTTCGAGCGTACCACTGTTCTCGATCACGAAATCTTCGGCGATAGCGGCCAACTCCACTTCGGATGCGTGCTGCGCAGCGGCACCCCCCAAGTCCCACCCAGGCCGTACAACTCGTACAATACAACCCCCGCGCTCCCGGATCGCTGCGGCTTCATTGGGGAACCGAACGTCCGCGACCACCCAGCCCGTAGGCGACGCGCCCGCGCTTTCGCGTGCGGGAATATCCACATCAAGCAACGAGCGTATCCACGTGTCCGGGTGAATACTTCGCCCAACCTCCGTGCCGAGTTGCTGAAGGATGAACCGCGGGCTGAGGCCCCATCGAGGGTCCACCTCCTCCTTGGCCGCGAGGCTGCCGTGAACCTGCTCGTGGCTGAGCCCATACACCAGGCTCGCGGCTTCCTTTAGCCGATCCGCGAAGGCCACCCGCGTGTACCCGTGCAACATCGTCATGAAGCTGGCCACGGCATCCTTGCCCGAGCCCCGAGTCCCTGTCAGACCTACGATACGCATCGCTGCTCCTACATGCTCATACGACGCGCCGGGCTAACCCCCTGCGCCTTGTCTGCTACCACGTCGGCCAGCATGGTTGGCCCCCGGATGATGGTGTCGATGTTCTTGGCGTCGGCCAGGCGCTGGGCGTCGGCTTTGGTCAGTGGGTTCATGGCGTGGCGTACAAGCAGCCGCCCGTTGCGCAGCAGCGCGGGGTCGATGCGGTCGATGGCCACGTTGAAGGTCAACACCACTTGGACGTGCGCCACATCGTTCAGGAGCCCGTCGGTCAGGTTCAGCAACGTGCTGGCCGCCGGACCGCGCCCGCGGCTGTCGGGCGTGACCACATCCTCCGCGTCCTCCACAACGAGCACCGTCGGCGTCTGGCTCATCTCCAGCAGCAGGTCCATGAACTCTGGCTCACCAACCGCCCCCAGCAACGCCCGAGGGATCAACCCCACGCGCTTGTGCTTTGCCAGCCTGTTGCACAGGTGCCGAATGTAGGTGGTCTTGCCGCCTCCGGGCGGGCCGTGTATCAGCACCACGCCCTTGCTCTTTCCCCGCAGAGCGCGCACGATGTCGCGGTCTACTTCCGTGAACCCGCTGCCGTAGTAGAGGTCCAGGTTGCGCAGCTGGGGCTGCTTCATGGGCAGCTGCACCCACTCCAGCCGGCCATGGTTCTGCCGCAGCATGGACAAGGCCGGAGGCGCGGCCGTCGCAGCCTGCGCCCTGAACGCAAGGATGTGTTGCACCGCGGCAGAGTCGAGCACCCGTTCCGGCGGGCCGTACACCTTGAGGTAGCACTCCTCGGCCTGCGGCCCGTGGCGCGCGACGATCAAAGAGTAGACGAACGGTGCGACATGCAGGTAGATTTCGCCCGCAGCCGTGTAGTGCCAGATGGTAGCG